ATCATTAGGTGTCTTGATCTTATTATATTAAGTGGAGATGTTGAATTGAACCCTGGTCCTGCTGTCATGTCCCGTTTTGTGCGATATAACAACTCGAGCACAAGACGTGTACATGAAGCACAGGGTTCTGTTTTGAACGATATTTCTGACCTAAACAAATTTTTGAATTCACAATTACCTGTTGTTGTTGAACAAATTAGGAAAATTGTTGACGATTGTAATTTAGGTTTTCAAAGTACTGTTTTATTAGCCGATTCTAAATTGAAAGAAGATATTCGCTTATTAACTCAAGCCAGTGGTAATGCTATTTCTAAAGTTGAAGGTATACAATCAATGATATTAAAAACTATGTTATTATGTTCATTGATTATATTACTTCGACAAATGAAATGGAATCGTACTGCCTTAATGGCTGGAGTTATAGGAATGCTATCTTTATTTGGTTTACCAGGAAAGTTAATTCAACTATTCCAAAAGACTTTCTGTCATGAAAGTGAAAATTTTGGAGTAGATACAGTATATGGCCCTCTTTTAGGAAGTATTATATGTTATTTTATAATAGGTAAACTTCCAACAAATTCTTCTTTGGAGCAATTTTCAAAGAAAACGAACAATTTTTCGAGAGGTTTATCAGGAATGATGAATCTCAATCGTGACATAGGAAAACTTTGGATACAAGTCAAAGATTTCGTTATGGCACAGATTTCTCCTTTGCCCGATTCTTTTATGTCTGTGGAAGATGAGTTGAAAATATGGTCAGATTCTATTGAGCATTATACAGATATTATTGTCAAAAAACAAGCAATGATTAAAAATGTTGATATAATTAAAATTTCTGGTTTATTAAAGCAAGGTATAAAATTGAAAAAGTGGGCATATGCTAACAAATGTTCTACACAAATGTGTTTACACATAGCTAGTATGTGTCGTCATGCTGAACAACTTTATAATTTTTGCGATAAAAATAATACCTTAGATGGTGGACAACGTCAACGTCCATTATGTATAGTGTTGTTTGGTGAATCTCAAATTGGTAAATCACGTTTGATTTACCCATTGTGTCAAGATTTATGTTATGAAGCTGGTTTTAGACAATCTACTGATATAGAAGAACAAATTTATGCTCGACAACCTGAAACTGAATTTTGGGATGGTTATAAAGGACAATTTATAGTTGTGCGTGATGATTGTTTGGCTGCTGTAGACGATGTGTCAAAGCCGAATCCAGAATTACATGAAACTATACGAGAATTAAATGATTTTCCATATCATTTACATATGGCAGCTTTAGAAGATAAAAATACATATTATACTTCGAAAGTTGGCATTATGACAATAAATGATATAAATTCTCCAATTCGTTCTTTATCTTATCCTGAAGCTTTCTTTAATCGTATTTCCGATCATATGTATGAAGTTGTTCCACACTCAGATTTTGCAAAAATTTTAGATGTAGGAGGCGGACGC